ACTTCCGAATCCGGCCCGAACCACTGGAAGTTGGAATCGTTGGTGGTACGCAGCTTCTCGGTGATGAATTGCTTGGCACCGGGGAAGGACTTGGAGTTGGAGCGAAGGGCTTTCAGCAGCGGGCGGTCGATGTTGTAGATGTCAGTCGGAGACTTCCGAATGATGTAATCCATCGACGACTTGCCGGCGTAGCTGATCTGTTCAGCATTGAAGGGCATGATCGGTTCTCTCAAAAGGGAGGAATGGGCTTGTTCACCATCCGCTTTTGAGGAGCGCGAAGCCTCTCATGTAACCTGCGCTACCGGCGCGACCCGGCTTGTCTGCTTAGCGGTCGCCGGGAGCACTTCGGCCCCCGGTTGCCGCATGTTGTGACTGATTCAGGCCAATGTCAAGAGCGAGTGAGGTTCGCAAGCGCCATGTCCAGCGCCTCTCGCGGGTTCCCCGGCTCCTTGACGACGCCATTGCCGCCCGGCGTCGACGTGGGCCGCAGCGGAGCGGTGATGCTGGGGGCCGGGGCCGGGGCCGCGATCGTGACCGCGTTGTACGCTTCCTTGATGGCCTGCGCCCACTGTGCCGGCGGTAAGGCGGCGATGACGCGCTCGACAATCGGCTTGATGGCCTGCGCCTTGACGCCGTACTGCGGGTCGGACGCCTTCATTTGAGCGCCGTAGCTCGTCACATCGGCCAGCGCCGCTTCGTGCTGCTGCTGGATGCTGGCCTGCTCCTGGCGCTGGGCGCTCACGCCACTGTCCAAAGTGCGACCGGCGCGGGCCTGCGCAATCTCAAGCGCGTCTGCCCTCTCAAGCAGCCCGTCATCCACCCGCTGCGCAAGGTCTGCGTGCTCAGTCAGCGGGTCGTAGGAGCCGGGAACCTCGCGGCCAAGCTGCTTTGCCAGCACGGAAAGCTCGCCCGACATCATCTCGTAGGCTTGCTCCATGCCCTCCTTCGTGCCGGAATTCACGGCTTTCAGGTAGGACAGGGCGCCGCCGAACTGCTCAGGGGTCGCGCCCGTGGATTGGACAGTCTCGACCCACTTCTGCTCCATGCCGTGCGCTTCCTCAAACCGGCTGTGAAGCTCGTCGTACTTGGTTCGCATCGAGTCGAACCGATCGCGGGTCTTGGCCGACACGTCCTTGGGCAGTTCGCCGAATTCATCGCTCGGGCGCTTGGTCGGACCGCCGCCATCTTCGCCGGGAACCTCGACAGCCGGATCGTCAGCCAGCGGGTCAGTCGGCTCGACGGTCTTGTGCTCGTCCGGCTTCGGCTCGGCTGGCTGCGGCGCATTGTCCGCCGGGTCGGTGGCACCATCGCCCTCGGGCGCACGCTGCTCGCTGTCAGGCGGCGGCAAGGCGTTACCAGGTTGCGGGTCGACGACAGGCTCGGGGATCGGCTCGCCAGCCAGCGCGGCGTCCAGCGCGGCGCGTGCGCCGGGGTCAGCGGGGCCGCTCAGCATTTCGGCAGCGGGTTCTACGTGCTCAACAGGCATGGTGTTACCTCGTCAGGGGCCAGAAGGTGCCGGTGCTCCGGCGGGTGTTCCGATGTTGCTCATGGACGGAGCCATCGGCGGGCCGGCAGGCTCGGCGCCGGTCAACTGCGCCATCATGTCGGCCATCGGGTCAGGCGGCGGCGGTGGCGGCGGCTGTGGCAGGTACTTCTCGACATCGTCCTTGTTGCCCATGACGGCAAACGTGGTCGTGAGCATCTGAACGTATGGCGCTGCGGCCCACTCCATCTGCGGGCCTTGCGACCGGAAGTTGCCCACGACCGTAATCATGTTCTCGATTAGCGGGAGTACCTGCATCCACATGGCCTGCTCGGCCTGCTTGTTCGGCTTGCCGGTCGATCCAGCCCGCACTTCCACGTCGAACGCGCTCATTACGTCGTCGACGGTCAGCTTCGGCCACACGGCGTCGGAGCCTGCGATCTTGACGACCTCCTGCTCCGGCAAGCCCTGCAGGGCAAGCTGCAACACGAACAGGCCGATGTCGCCAAAGACAGCCTCAAGTTCGTCGCGCCTGGCCCCGATGCGAGCGCCGAAGCCGGTGTTCTGTATCTGCGCCTCGGTGGCTGTTTTCTCGACCGACACGCCGGATTGCATCGCGTCCTGCGCGCCCGACACCTTTTCCATGTCTGTTGAGATGGGCTGCGTCGTATACATGGCCGGGTCGATCTGTGCGCTTGGCACGCGCATGAACTTGTTGCCGATCGGGCTACCGGGCGTCGTGAAGTTGACCGCGACGTTTTCCAGCGCCTCGGCGGAGTTGATCTTCTGCAACTCGGTATTCGGAACCTCGCCAGCGTCCCATACGGTGTATGGCACTGCGCGCTTGCGGTGCTCGGCGAAGTTGGAGCGTGTACGGCCATACTCGTCCTGCAGGCGCTTGAGTTGGAACACGTCGCTCTGCGGGTGACGCTCGCCGTCGATGTAATGGAACGCCAGCAGGAAGCCGTCGAAGAACCTGCTGCCCGTCAGCGGGGCGTATGGCGCGCGCGCCCACTTGTCAGAGACGCCGTCGACCAGCGTGTACACCATGCCGTCCGTGCGCGACCAAATCTCCTCAAACGCCACGAACCCGTCGCTCGTCTGCGCGTTGGCGTCGGTCGTGCGGATCCACGCCTGCTGATGGTTGTTGCCCGCGCTGGTAGCCCCTTGCTCGTTGCCGCTGCGGAGCTTCTGCGTATAGACATTCGCCTTGCCGATCGCCTCGGCGTTCCAGCCGGTGATCGCCTGCGCCTGCTCCTTGGACTTGTAGGTGCGGTAGCGTATCCACGGCGCCTGCAGGTAATTCGCCAGTTCGCCACACTCCGGTGACACCAGCACGTCGTCTGCCGGGAAGATGTCGAGCGCAAGCCCGTTGGCTATCTGCCGTTCCAGCTTGGCCTCAAGCGCAGTGATGTTGGCGGCAATCTCCGCACGCGCGGCACCCTCGTCGTCGACTTCGCCATCGGCCAAGTTGCCCTCAAGCACGTCCAGCCGGGCCATGTTCTCTTTCAGGCTGTTGATTTCCGCGTCCACGATCGGATCGCGCTCGGTTTTCGTGGACAGGCTCGGCTTGAGCCATCCCGCGCCTACGGTCTGAGCAGCACGCACCCATCGACGGCCCTGGCGCTTGAGTCCGGCATCGCGCAGCAGGCGTGACACCACGATGCGCGCCGTTTCCGTGAACTCAGCCAGTATCTTCCCCCGGCTGTTGTTGACTGACTCGCTGACCTTGATTTCGTACTCAGGGTCTTTCGCATAGACGAACGATTCCAGAATCTCAAGGATCGCGCCGACCAGGTTGGTATCCACCAGCCATTCCGTGTCGCCACGCGCCACGCGCCGGTCGTCCATGTACCGCTTGCGGGCGTCGCTGTCGTGGTTGTACGCATGGTCAAGCCGCGTGCGCCACTGGCCGATAAGCTGCTTCGTATCCTCGTCGACCTTCGCCGGCGGCATTCCGCGCGCCATCTCCCCCGGCGTGATGCCGTCTTGCGGGATGAAGTTCGGGTCGTTGATGATGTTCATGGGTTCGTGCCGAAGTCGTCAGTGTTGCGGCGGATTGGATTGCGGGACTCTGGCTTGGCCTGTTCCCTCGGCCCCCACACGTAGCGCATCCATGGCGGCTGGTGTGGGCTGGTCAGCCATACCAGCGCGAAGCCCCACAGCCCTATGACCGTCTGCCACGACGGCCAATCCTTCACAAACACCGGCACCGTGATCTGTCCGACCGCGTACAGCGCCGTCAGGATAAGCCCCGCCCTGCGGACGTTCCACGCCGACGAATTCATGTCGATGCTCATGTCGTTCACCCGTGCGAGCGACGTGATGATGAGGACGGCGCAAGGCGGAACCGAAAACAGGTATGTGATCCAGCCATCCTCGATGTAAACACTGGCGATGTACGCGCACAGCACCAGCGCCATCGCGTACGCGCCGCCCTTGAGTCGGGCCATTACGCCGTGCGGGTTCATGGCTTGTCCTGCCTGTTGAACAGCCGGTCCATGACCCCCGTGAAGAAGTCAGGCATCCGCTTGAACATCATGGGCACGATGATGCAGTTGGCGGCGGCGGTCAGCCCCGCAAGCGGCGGCAGCAGGACGGGTTTGATGATCCAACCCCGCCACTCAGGCACCAGCACAACGAACCATGCCGCAAGCACCGTGTTCGCCAGCGCCAGCGTGTAGAGCTTCTGGCGCGACTCAAGCGGCGGCGTGTAGGCGAACCCAATCAGTGACCCGGCAGCAGCCATCGCCAGCACCGTCAGCGGCACGCCAAAGAACGGGGTCGTGATGTCGTTGATCCCGGCCAGCCCGAACGTCTGCGCGGAAACCGTCCCGGCGTAGACCATGAAGCAGAACGCTGCGCCCGCCCGCAGGGTTCGGCAGTAATGGCGGCATATCCCGGCCACCGTCAGTCCACGATCTTCTTGTCGCCGCTACCTGCTATGGCTTCCGTGCGCTCCATGAGGATATCGGCCACGCCCTGCAACTTCACCGATGCCGCGTGCTGGCGGGAGGCGCCTCGCTGCAACAGCAGCCAGATGGCAACCAGCAGCAGCGCGATTACGCCGGTCATCACCAGCATGAACTGCCGGTCGCTGATGGCGTCAACGCGCCCCGCGACCTTGGCAATCTTGGCGTCCTGCACGGCGTTGTCGGCTTTGACGGCCACGTTCTGGCGGGCGTCGGCCTTGTCCTGCCGTACCTGATCCTTGGCGACCGCCCTGTTCTGCGCCGCGTCGGTTTTGGTCGGCTCCTGCGCGTGAAGGCCAAAAGCGAGGAGCAACATGAGCAACGCGACCTTCATCGTCCCGGCTTCCCGTCGCCGTCCCTGTCGATGTACGGCGCCGCCTTCTCGCGGAACTTCGCCGACACCTTCCATGCGAACAGCACAAGGATGATAAGGATGATTCCCCACAACACAATCGTTCCAAAGTCCATCACACTCTCCTGTTGAGGGGTGCCCCCGCGCCGGAGCGTAGCATTATCGTGTCCGACCGCCAACAGCCGCCTTCGGGGCGTTGTATTCCAGCCATTCGACCGAAAACGGCTTCATGTCCCGATGCACTTCAACCGGCGGGATGTACGCCCACGGCATCTCGTCCAGCGCCCGACCGAATACCGCGCATACGTCGACGCCGTCATCGTGGGCCACCACCGGGAACGCGCAAAGCTGCTCGACCAGTCGGTGCGCCCACGGCAGGTTGGGAAAATGCACCTTGCCCTGCTCCGCCATCGCAAAAAACCCCTCGGCGCGCGCCATTTTCGACCCCATGCTCGCCAAAAGCTCGATTTGCGTCCGCACCTTGCGCTCGCGCTTCGCCCGGTTGATCGCCGGCGCCAAAGCGTTGTGGATGACGCCCTTTTCCCCAAACCAGCGCCTCGGCTTCCATTTCAGGGCCAAATTGCAGAAGGCGTTGATGCCCTTGTCCGTCGAAACTTGGCCGTAGAACCAGTCCATCAGCCAAATGTCACCCTTTTCGTCCAAACCGGCAATTCCCATCTCCGTGAAGTCGGGATCGTTGTTCTCGCCAAGCTCGGTGACGGCGTAATCGTCCGCGCCGTAGTAATTAAGCGCCTCGGGCTGCTCGCCGACCTCGTACCACTCGACCCACTCGCGCTTGAACCGCCCGGCGCCCTCGATGACAGGCCGCTGCTGGTACAGCGCCGACCACATGCGCGGCTTGGCCCGGTATTGCGACCAATGCTGCTCGTCGAACCACTCCGGCCACAGCATCTCGCCCGGCGAACGCCCCAGCGGGTCGTCGTGACGCTCGGCCTCCGCCGGCACGTTGAGCACGTTCCACGTCATGCCGTCGTTGCACACGATCGGCCCCGACTCCCCGTCGTAGCCCTCGGGGAGCAACTGCCCGGCAGGATCCAGCGGGTGCCAGCGGGTCTGCACCAGGATGACCGACGCGCGCGGCTTGAGGCGCGACATCGCATCCAACTCGATCGCGCCCATGACCTGCTGCCGGATCGCCGGCGAGTCAGCCGCCTCGGCACCCTTGATCGGGTCGTCGATGATGAGACAGTCCGCCCGGTTGCCGGTCAGGCCCGAAAGCAAGCCGCCAGCCATGTATTCCGACCCGCTGGTGATCGCCCACATCTCCGCCGCCGACGTGTCCTTGCGCACCGTGCTGCCGTTGAACGCATCGGAGTACACGCCCTGCTTGCAGATCGCGCGAGCCTTGCGACCGTGCTTTTTCGCCAAATCAGTGCCGTAGGACGCCAAAATGACCTGGTAGCCCGGCGTCACACCCATCGCCCATGCCGGCGCGACCGCCGACGCATAGGTGGACTTGGCCGAACCAGGCGGGAAGAACAGCATCAACCGCCCGTAGTCCGTCTCCATGCACCGCTGAATCGCCTCGCACATCAAGACGTGATGCGCCGCCATGCCCTGCCCGACCGGCTCAAACAACTCCGAATCGTCGCCGCCAACAGGCGCGCCCGGTATCTGGATCGACTGCGCGAACGCCGTCAGCGACTCCCGCATCCTGCGGCGCCGCAGCAGGATTCTTGCGGCGTCTGAGGGGTTCATTTAGGCGGACTTGAAGCCGTCGAACTCGACGTTTCTTAGGGCAATATAATTGGCGTCCCCGTGGTTGCTGACGATAAACAAGCGCCATTCTGCAAACTTTCCAACGTCTGCAATGGCGAATGTTTGGGCGCTCTGTGATGTTGTCCCTGTCCCCGTGTAAGCCGTGTTCCATATTCCTCCTGAGAAGTATTCCAGACGGAAGCTGTTAGGGTTGCGACTTGCTGCTGCTGCTTGCGGCGGCCCCGTAAAAGAAAGCTCGCGCACCGAAACTGGAAAGCCGAAGTTGTAGCTAATCCATTGATTCGCAATAGAGCCGTCGGCGGAGAGCCATACTGAGGATAGTGCTGCATCATCAAATACGAACCAGCCGGGATAACCACCGAGTGTCGTGGATTCCGCCACCACTCCGGCAGGCGTGGTGTAGCCCGTCATCACTGGCACGGATGCGGCCACGTCAGGAAGGCTTGGCACCACAGCCCCACTCGCCGCACTCGCAGGCCCGGTCGAGCCGTTGGACGCCGTCACCGTGAAGGTGTAGCTGGTGCCGTTGGTGAGGCCGGTCACGGTCAGCGGTGATGCTGCCCCCGTTGCAGTCAACCCACCCGGCGAGGACGTTGCCGTGTAGCTGGTGATCGCAGCCCCGCCACTCGACGCCGGAGCCGTGAAGCTCACCGTCGCCTGCGCGTTGCCAGCCGTGGCCGTTACCCCAGTCGGGGCGCCGGGCGGCACCAGCCCAGGCCCACGCCCTCCCTCCCACGGCAAGCGACCAACCAGCGTGCTGATACTCAGCCCAATGGGCCGACCCACACCTGGCTGCTCGCGCCGCGCCATGTCAGTCTGTCACCACGCCGACCGCCACCGCCGTCGCCGGCTTCTCGGCCCGGTACACGCCCGGCGCCGCCACCACCACGTTCGGCACCGCCCCCGATACCACCAGGCCCGTCGATTGGTATGTCCCTGCCGGGTTCTTGCGCGAAATCCCAACGCTCACGTCACCAGCCATCCCGCCGCCAGCCGCCGTGTACAGACCCACGCTTACCGCCGTGCTGCCCGTCACCGTGAAATCCGCCGAATTACTCGCCGCCGTCGTCGGCGAAATCAGTGCCACTGGCATCACGTCTCTCCCATGCCAGCGCCGCGCCGGCTCCCGTCAAGCGTGCCTTACGTCACGCCGGTAGTCAAATCGAGCCGCAGTGAAGGTGGTCAGTTCAACAACGTCACGGTCATAAAGGAACCAGCGTTCATCTGCGCGGCTGATGCTGCAACCTCGGATGCGAACTGGATGGCTAATGTTCCGGCAGTAGTACACTCAAAGATGAAGCTCCCTATCATCATGTGGGGAGCATTGATTGGATTGACGGCGGTTGTGAGGATGAAAGAGCCAGCCGCATTGGCGAAGCTGTAGATGACCGCTTCGAGGTTGGTCGCACCCGTGGCTTGTGCAATGGAACCCCGCATGTAGCCCGCCACCCGACCCGCCAGCCCGCCCGCGCCAAGCAGGTTGAGCCTTGCACCTGTCCCCAGTCCAATCGTCTGGTATAGGCCGAAGATGTCGAAACTATAGATCTTGCCCGCGACCATCGTATGCACCCAGTCAACGTCAGCAATCGTGCTGGCGATGGTTGTGGGGGTGATCGTGGCATTGCTATGGGCCAAGGTCAGCTTGTATATGGTCGGCCCAGCGGCCGCACCACCCGGCGCGAACGCAGACGTGACGCCCGACAGCCTGATGATGTCGCTGGCGGCAGGGATCGCCATTACGCGATGACGACGACACGATAGGCGTTAAGCGCGGGGGCGGTGTCGAACAGCAGGGTGGTGCTGTTGATGCCGGTGTGCTGCTTCTCCACGATCACTTCGCGCTTGCTGCCGCCGTTCTCGTAGACGTACACGATCACATCCAGCGTTCCCAGGTTGTGCGTGACCGCAATGCTCGTCGCCGACGCATCACCGACGTTGACTGCAAACCGCTTGGCCCGGCCAGAGTAGGTCGCCAGCTTGAGCGGGGTCACGATGCGAAGGT